CCCGCCGGTAGCCTTGAGTGGTTTACCGGTGAGAATCGCGGAAACACCCGAAAGAGAATCTGCCATGCTAGGCACTCCTAACTATTTTGTGTGGACGGGCGAAACCACGCCCGGTAAGTAAATTCATACGCTGGAATCCGCCTATCGGCTTCAGGACTCCATTTAGGAAAATCGTTGTTATCTTGAGGAACAACCGATGTATCGCTACCATGCCACTCACGCATAATCGAAAAGACTTGACGCGCTAGCGTCTCTGCGTTTTCGCGGGTATCCGCTCGAACGTCGAAATGCAGGGTCGCATCTAGAAACACGTTCTGATACAGCACGCGGCTACCAACATCCTTAATGATGATGCCGGGCTTACGGTAGTCGTAAGAGTCTGAATCGGGTTCATCAAGGAACACAGGCGCACCGGTGTGCTTCACAAGGTATCTACGCGCGGTAACTGTAGGGTCTTGAAAATCCATCACGCGCCCTTTCTGATATTCTTCAACAGCGTTTGCCGCTTCCGATTATCATAGGCGGCATGGCCGGTCGCCATAACAGAGACCGCACCACGGGGCTTTTCCAAAACAAGGTCAGTAACGATATAACCCTTCACGCGCCCGCCCTGTGAAGATGCATCTGCTATCTTTTGGGCGCGGGCTTCAAGGTTTGCACGTACAGCGGGGGACTCGCGCAACTGGCGTAAGGCTTCTTTATTAAATTTGATTTTCATGCTGTGTGTCCTTAGCCACGGCGAACCTTTAGCTTGACCTCTGTACGGAATGCGTCGCCTGTGAAGGCGTTAGTGATGCCCCAACCAACGCCATCAGGAACACATTCAACCCCGACACCGAGCCGGGGGTGCGTAATCGTGAACTTATCCTCCGTAGCCACTGCATACGATGGTGGAAGGTAAAGTGTCACGTCTGCATTCGGTCGCACCGTAATGCCGTCTTGTGATAGCTCATTAGACGGTACATCCAATATGAAGTCTTCTACCTGCACCGGTTCGCGCCACGCGCGGGTAGGCTTACCGTATCGGTCTGTTTCGCCCGTTTTCGCCTTGTGGTAAATCACAGACGGCGCGGGCTGTGCAGAACCAGGAAAAACTATAGACTTCATAGTGGTTGTTCCTTCAAACGATAATGATTCAAGGCTTCCTTCTCGCTATCCGAGAGTGAGAAGCCTAAAATGCTACCGTTCTTCGTTGCGTACCCTACCGACTGCGTACCTGCACGTTGATACGACAACGGCGCGGCGGGTAACGCGGCTAAGCGAGCTTTTACACGTTCAAGAACGAACGAAAGTTCAAGTGCTTGCGGAAACCCGTGCTTGAACTCAATAGTAACCGCGCGGTCGCCCGCCGGGGGTGTGTATTCGGGGGAAAACGTTACCCACCCATCTTGCGAAAACGTCCAATCGTACAAGTCTTTCCCATCCACTGAAACACGTTGTACTTCAACGAGGTTCAGGGTTGGTATGAATATCCGCCCTGAACCGTCGTAATCGAACTTGCGGGCTTCGTTCACCTCGGGGGCAACGTGCCAGCCGCAATAAGCGCGAATCATGGACGTAATCGCTTCATCCACGTTAGTAGATGCTGGAATGGGTGGGTAGTTCAACGTTATTCCTCAGTCTCAACCTCCGAGCCGGGGGTATCCGGTTCTGAGGGTGTTTCACGTGAAACATTCTTACGTGTTCCACGTGAAACTTTCTTCTTTTGGTTTGGTGCCTTGTCTTTTACTACCGGCTCCGCCCCTATAGCCTCTGCTGTATCGGGGTGAAGCTGAACCGTATACGACAAGCCGTGATGTTCAACTTCGTAGTGCTTCATGAGAATTAGCTCCCTAGAGTCAGCTTCACGAAAGCGTCAGGACGGCGAACCGCAAGTGCGAGGCGTTCCTCAGCAAGAATGGTGAACTGGTTCTTAGTGAAGTCGTTACCATCTGCGTTAGAAGTCTCAACGCGAATACCACCCTTGCGGTATACGGTTGCAGCCGCCTTACCTGCACCGATAAGAACGGTGCCGGCGGCAATAGCGGTGGTCTGGATAGTGTTCAGACCCCACAACGGCGGGTCTTGCAGCACGCCACCAACGCCATACTGTCCCTGGAAGGGGCCGCCCGCGATGTACTGTCCGTTACCATCCTTCAACAGGCGGAACTTCTCATAATCAGCAGGGTTGATAACAATGCCGTCTGCACGCAAGCCGGTCTTAGTGTAGACGCTGTTCATAGCTTCGTAAACCGCATCCAAGTTACCGGCTGCGTTAGCAGAAGTCTTGACCTGCAAGCCTTCACGGTTCAGAATACCTTTGATGTTGGTTCCTGCACCATCACCGGAAAGAAGCTGCTGCTCTTCAGAAATGAGAAGCTGCAACAGCAGACGGTTGTTAATCTCAGAGACCAGGAAGGAAGCATCTTCCGCCATCTCCATAGACAGCTTAATCCAGCCCGCAATCTTCTTGAGATTTTCAGTAACCTCAGTATAACCGGGCGGGGTCATGCCGGGCTTGTCAGCACCCTCAGCAACGGTAGCGAAATCGCCGTTAGTGGACCTATCCCAAACCTTCTCAACGAAGTAGACAATAGCGTTCGATGCGATAGTGCCTTCACCGAGCCATGCAGCGATAGTAGGGCGCTGAGTGTATGCGGTAACGATATTGCGGTCAATATCGGGGGTAATGAGATGCCCGGCGGTAGCCTGCAGGTTATCCAGCTTGATAACGTCGCCCGCTGCCTTCGAGCCGGTGTATTCGGGAAGGTCAAAGGGGTCTACACGGTTACCAGCCTTGAATCGGCGGGTGATACCTGCGCTCTTAGCACCCTGTACAAAGTACTCACCGAGCGAACGAGCCTGTGCGGGTTCCTCTTCGCGTACAGCGACTTCGCGGGAACCGAGAGACTTCATAAGAGCCTCTGCTTCGTTCGCACGGTCAAGACGGTCTGCGAGTGCGTTAGCCTGTCCTTTGAGAGCGTCCAGTTCGGACTTCTCTTCTTCAGTCAGGGGTTCACCGCTACGCACCTTCTCAATAAGCGCGCCAGTCTTGCTCATAATTTCGTCTCGCTGTTCTTTCAAGTTCACGAGATTACCTCCATGATGGATAGTCGAATGTTGGTTAGTTCAACCTCAGTAGCTAGTGCGAGAACACGCGAATTGACCTGTTCCGGTTCCTCTTCGTTGTGAATTTCTTCATCCTCCGAATTGACCGGTTCCGGTTCCTCTTCACTACCGCTTTCGCTATCTAGAGGCTTCTCTTCGTTTTCCTCTGTATCGTTCGAGGGGCGCTCCCGCTTAGGGCGGTCTGCCTTCACGTCCAAAATCTCTGCTTCCTGATTAGCTGCAACAGGAACAACAGAGACTTCAAAAAGTTTCAACTTCTGTAGGTACCACACGCCGCCTTCATCACCGGGTGTTTCCTGCTCAACGATGTACGTAATCGACATTTGTCGAACAAGCCCGCGCTGCAGCATGCGGTACGCTTTGGCTCCAACGTCCGAATCAAGGTCTAGCTGGACTCGAACGAATAATCCGTGTTCATCTTCGCGGGCTTCCAGAGTCCAGCCGATGCACATTCGCGGGTCATCTAGAACATGGTTCCAATAGCACGGGATATTCTCACCGTTCGGGCCGTATGACTGTAGTGTTTCGGCAAACGCGCCGGGGACAACAACATCATTTGCTAAATCGACGTTATTAAATACGGACGCATAGCCGGTGAAAACACCTGTTTCAGTGGTGGTGTTCACGTCCACCACAAGGGATTTATGTTTCACGTGAAACATCACCACTTTCTACTACGTTTGTGCTCAATCCGGCGGCAGTTGTCGATAAATCAGTGGCTTTTTCCGCCAATTCTGGGAAATCCGCCAAATCTTGCGCTAATTCGCGGGATAAGCGCTCTCGAACCTCTGGTTTATCGCCTTTTGCCGCGATAACACGCCGGGCGCGGTCGCCGTGAGCGTCGATAATCGACTTAGCCGCCTCTGGTACATCATTTTCCAATGTTTCACGTGAAACATTCTCTGATTCGTCTTCACCGCCGTCTGTTTCACGTGAAACATTTTCGGTAGCGAGGTTCAGAGGCATAATCAGGTCATCTCCGCCGTCAATTGCAGGGAGATTATTCATGCGACGTATTTCGTTGCGCGTCATATACGGCGCGCCGACGGCGG